CGCTGCCCATACCAAGGGTGGCTTTGGGGGCGTGCCCCAAAAGGTCGGCAAAGAGTTTGTCAAGGCCGACAAGATGAAAGAGGGCGGGCTGTATGCCAACATCCGTGCTAAACAAGAGCGAATTGCCCACGGTTCCAGGGAGCGCATGCGCAAGCCTGGCTCCAAGGGCGCGCCGACTGCTGAAGCCTTCCGTGAATCTGCCAAGACCAAGAAGATGGCCGATGGCGGTGTCGCAAGCCTTGGGGGCATGGTCTCCAGCACACCCAATGTTCCCACGGTGGCTTCCCGCGACAACAGCCGGGACTTGCAGACGCCCCAGAAACCAATGAACAATCCCCAGCAGATGGCGAACGGGAGCATCCAAGGCGGCGACGGCGAAGGACCCTACGGCTACAAAAAGGGCGGCCACATCACCACCAGGCGCGTGTCTACCGGCAGCCCATCCAAGAAGTCTTCCAACTGGTAAACGCCATGGCAAAGAAAGACAAAACCCCATCGCTGGCCGTAGGCCGGGGTGAGAAGCTGTCTGTTGCCAAGGGCGCCGGACTGACCGCCAAAGGCCGTGAGAAGTACAATCGCGAGACAGGATCGCACCTCAAGGCACCCCAGCCCAAGGGCGGCGCACGCAAGGACTCGTTCTGTGCCCGCATGAGCGGGGTAATGGAGCATGCCAAGGGTGATGCGCCTCGGGCCAAGGCCTCATTAAAACGCTGGGACTGCCCCGGCTGGTAAGGAAACACTATGGCCTACTCAGGCACCGTTGGTCAAACTATCGTAAGCATTCAGACGCTCATCGACCACGGTGCCCGGCGCTGCGGGAAGCTGGCCGAGGAGTTGACGGTCGAGCAGGTGCAGTCGGCCAAGGAGTCGTTGTTTTTCTTCCTGTCCAACTTGGCCAACCTCGGCATCAACTACTGGGCCATCAACAAGACCGTCATTGGCCTCAATGCCAACCAATACATCTACAGCCTGCCAATGGGCGCCGTGGACGCGCAGAACGTGCTCTACAGGCGAATGAACAGGCCGGTAGGTAGCTACACATCATCCGCAGGCGGAACGGCCCAAAACGCCGCTGATAGCGACTTGGCGACGTACTGCCAGCAGACATCCCCCAATGGCAACATCGCTGTGGTGTACGGCACCAACAACCCCCAGTACATCGGCTCGGTGGGCTTCATGCCCTACATCGCCGGTGGCGGCAGCGGGACATGGAGTTACGTGCTGGAATACTCCACCGACGGATCGACGTGGAACAATCTGGCTACCGGCACCAGCGTTGCCGTGGCGGATATGCAGTGGGTATGGACGGACATTGACCCTGGCCAGAACGTCCAGTATTACCGGATGCGCGCCACCGGCGGCACCACGCTGGCTCTGCGCGAGCTGTACTTTGGCAACAACAGCACCGAGATCACGATGGCGCGGCTGAACCGCGACGACTACACCAACCTGCCCAACAAGAACTTCACGGCCAACCAGCCCTTTCAGTTCTGGTTTAACCGCACGATTCCACAGCCCACGATGCAATTGTGGCCAGTGCCTTCCGATCCATTCGTCCAGATGACGGTGTGGTACTCCCGCCAGATCATGGATGTGGGCGCCTTGAATGGCCAACTGGAGATACCCCAGCGCTGGTACGAGGCCGTGCTGATGAACTTGGCACACCGCATGAGCCTTGAGCTACCTGGTGTGCCGATGGACCGCATTGGGTACCTTGAGAAGATGGCCGCGCAGTATCTGAACGACGCCGAGAGTGAAGAGCGCGACAAATCGCCAATATATCTGAGCCCTAACGTGAGCGTTTATACGCGATAGCCATGCCTAAATTTCTTGACACCCTTGGCGGTTCCGACATCGCCATATTCGTGTGCGATAGGTGCAAGATGAAGCGCGCCCATGCGGAAGCACGTAACGACCCCAACTTCCCTGGCCTGTTGGTATGCGCGCAAGGGTGCGCGGATGAGAAGGACCCGTACCGTCTTGCTCCCCGGCCTACGGAGAAGATCACCATCCGTTTTCCACGCCCCGATGTTAATATCGACGTGGTACCGGACGGTATTACGACAGGCGGTCCTAACAATTGGGTGCTGTCGCCTGAACAGAACACGCAGGTACCTACAAACAACGGCAACCTTGACACCCTCAGTCCATCACCGGGGCAATAATGGCAAACGTAACTATCACCCAACTGCCCACAGCGGGCACCCTTGCGGGAACAGAATCGGTTCCGATTGTCCAAAATGGTGTAACGGTGCAGACCACCACAGGCGCAATTGCTGGCGCTCCGTTCCAAGGCCAAACGTTCATCACGGTGAACCAAGAATCGTCACTGGCCAATAGTCGGGTTCTTTTGGCTGGAGATGGGTTGGCCCAAACTGTTGGCGCCCCACAGGGCAACTTTACTTTGGCGTTGAGCACTTCGGGGGTTACTCCAGGAAGCTACACCAGCTCCAATATCACAGTAGACCAGTACGGGCGTGTTACGGCGGCATCTAGTAATTCCGCTGTAGGTACCGGAACGGTTACCTCGGTTGCGGCTTCTGTCCCATCATTTTTGTCAATATCTGGAAGCCCTATTACTACTAGCGGAACGCTGGCTATAACCTACTCTGGTGCGGCTTTACCAGTAGCAAATGGCGGCACTGGCATTACATCGCTGACAGCAGGGTACATCCCGTACGGCAATGGCACAGGCGCCTTCGCGTCTACTTCGGGGTTTAACTACAACTCCGGCACTACCACGTTGACAGCGCCGGTATTAAGCGTCACTTCTACAACTAGCACGACTCCAAATCTGACGTTTAATGCCAGTAATTCCGGCTTTACATCGGGCGCATCGGTATCTGGCAGCTACCTGCAAACTGTCATTCAAAACAGCAGCGGAACCGCAGGCGCGTCAACCAACTACGTTTTGAGCAATGACTTGGGAACCGACTCAAGCTATTACGGTGAGTTTGGTATGAACTCCTCGGTGTACTCGGGTGCAAGCGTCCCCGCTGACTTTTTTAGTCTCAACAATGGCCTGTACTTCTCAGGCCACGACGGTGACATCGCTATAGGCTCTGGAAACGGCAAAAAACTGTACTTGGCCTGGGGCACCACGGGTCAATCCGCTCACGTCATCAATGCCTCAGGCGCGATCGGTCTAAATACCAACTTGGCGGCAGGTACGGGCTCGGGAACGACTAACTTCGGTACGTCAGGGCAAGTGCTAACCAGCGCAGGACCGTCGGCATCCCCGACGTGGACTTCCGTCAGTGGGTCTGGAACTGTAACATCGGTTGGGCTATCTGCGCCCGCGCTATTTACCGTTTCAAACAGCCCTGTCACGGGATCTGGGACACTAACGCTGGCCTATACTTCTGGGCAAGCACTACCAGTAGCAAACGGCGGGACTGGCGCCACATCACTGACTGGTTTGGTGGTGGGTAATGGCGCAAGCGCCATGACCACAGTAACCGCGCCTAGCGGTGCGGTGGTTGGAACAAGCGATACGCAAACGTTAAGCAGCAAACGGGTAACGCCAAGAGTTACTACGGTGGCATCTAGTGCAACGCCAACTATCAACACCGACAATGTGGACCTCTATGGCCTAACAGCCCAGGCGGTGGATATTACGTCATTTACGACTAATTTATCTGGCACCCCTACTGATGGTCAAAAATTGCAAATTTACATTGTTGGTACGGCAACTCGTTCTATTACTTGGGGGGCGTCATTTGAAGCGTCTACTACGGCGCTTCCGAGCACGACAGTATCTACCAATAGGTTAGACGTAGGCTTTATTTGGAACGCCGCCACTAGCAAATGGCGTTGTTTGGCAGTGGCTTAAATATTAAATACGGAAATAAATAATGGCGGATAGATATTGGATAGCAATCGCCGGTGACTATACGGGCTCTTGGCTAAGTACAACCAATTGGTCTACTTCTGCCGTGGGTTCGGGAGGAGCGTCTGTCCCAACGTCTTCTGACAATGTATTTTTTAATTTTACATCGCTGTCAATGGATACCGATATAACTATTGACGGTGCGGCATCGTGTTTAAATCTTAATATAACGGGTACTAATAGTGGATTTGCACTTAGATTTTATGCTTTGGGTACTCCTTCCTTAAACATATATGGAACGGTATCCTGTTCTGTAGGCATGGTTTGCGAACCACCCGTTACTTTTTTATCAACTGCAAGTCAAACATTAACACCAAATGGTCTAAGTTTTGCCCCCGGTGGTGTAACTTTTTCGGGTAGTGGAAGCTACTGGACACTTGGTGCTTCAATGCTGGGGAGTCCGTTAATTTTAGGATCAGGGGTTACCTTAGATACTTCTAGTAGCGGGAATTACGGCATTAGTTTTAACGCTACTACAATAAATTCTAGTGCGGTATTAAAATTAAATGCATCTACGGCATCCGGGCTTGGTGTGTTAAGCGTTTTGAGTGGTGGCACTTTAAATATGGGGTCGTCTAGCTGCACATTTTTTAGTTTTTCTGTTGCATCAGGCGGAACTTTAAACATGGGATCCGCCACAGTAACCATATCTAACGATACTCCTTTTACAATCACTAGTGGGGCGACATTTACACCAACTACTGGAACTATTACCTTATCCGGTTCAAATTGTTCTTTTTCTGGTTTTGGATATACGTACAATACTTTAACTTTTACGAGTTCAGCAGGCGCAATTAATATAAATAATACTGGCGGAATTTTTAACGCTATTAATATTAACGGCTCCAGCAGTATTACTATAGCTTCAAACAATACCGTCAATGGTGCTGTAACAATAACTGGAAGCCCAATTAGCAGTTTAACCATAAATTCTGGAAATACTTTTAACGGAACAGTATCCTTAAATGGAACAACTCTTACTACCGTCAGCCTAAACTCTAGCGCATTTGCGGCTTTTACCGTTGCTTCAGCAGTAACAACTTTTACAACAAATGGCTCGAATACTTTTGGAAATGTTAATTTTAATAAAGTACCTGCCACAACAACATTTAATGGCGCAAATACTTATTCTTCTTTAACTTTTTCGCAAAGAACTTCAGTAGGTGTGTCACAAATTATTTTTGGAAATAATCAGACAGTTAGTGGGGCATTTTCAACAACAGCGGGGACTACCCCAGCATATAGAGTTTTTATATCAAGCGATTCTCTTGGGGTTACTAGAACTTTATCCGCAGCATCTTCTAGCTTAAATAATGTGGATTTCCAAGATATAGCGGCAACTGGCGGCGCGGCGTTTTCAGGAACCAGTATAGGGGATGTTGCTGGAAATAGCGGCATTACTTTTACCGCCGCCGTAACACGTTACTGGAGGGGAACAGCATCCGCGCAATGGGATGCAACCACTTCATGGTCGGCTACTTCTGGTGGAACCGCATCTTCTACGGCTTTTCCCCTTGCACAAGATACGGCAATATTTCCAGCGGCCACTTACCCAACTTCCGGCGCTACGGTAACCATAGGCTATCCGTACAACATCGGTACTATTGATATGAGTTTGCGCACAACTAATACCATGGTATTAGCGCTAG